TGAGTTGACTGCCGTTGCCGTTGCGACAGTGGCGTTCGATGCGTATTCGATGTGCCGCACGATGCCCTGCACGACCTCCGCCTTCTCCACGTCGTCTTCGTTGACGGGGTGGATCTTGGCGCCCATGCGGTTCTGCCGCTGGTCGTTCGTGACTTGGTGCAGGAACGTGGGCAACTTGTTGATGGTCAGGCACGGCCGACCACTCAACTCGCGCCGCTGGCGGTCTTGCGCGTCCCACTGTTCGCCGGAAATGAACGTCAGGTCATCGAGCGCGGCTTCCCGGTTGGAGTCGTCCGCAGAAATGCACAGGCGCAGGAAGTCCCGGGCTTCGGCAAGAATGGCCTCGTTGCCGGTGCTCTCGGCTTCGTCGGGTGACTTGATGTTGCCGTCCATGCTGTTACCGCTTGACCAAACTTGACAGCCGGCCCATTGGTTGCCCGTTGCGCTCCAAGATGGTGAGCATGTCCTCGCCGCCTGGGAACACGACGAAGTTCGATGTACCGGACCCTGCGCCGCGACTGCCGCCGTCTAGGTAGCGGATGCCGGGGATGCCCGCTTGCCTTAGAACATCCGATGCCGCCTGCGCACCAGCACGACGCTGTGCAAGAAGGTATGCCGATGCTGCGTCTTTTGGCATAGTTGACGCGCCGCGATTCAGTGCCGTAACGTATTCATCCGCTTGCGCTTTGTCTAAAAACGAGATCGAAGACGCGTTCGGGCCGCCCAAAACTTCCCACGCTCCACTGGGTGTCTGTCTGACTGACGCCGCGCCCTTGATAAGCCCTTGAAGTGCTGCCGACGCCTCCGGCGCCTGCTGACTCAGCGGCTTGTCCCAGTCCAGCATGCGGGCGATCTGCTGGTCGGGGAGGTCTACTTTGTAGAGGTTGCCACCCCCTGCCAGTTCATCGAACCTCGAAGCTGCGTCCAGCAATTTCGCGCGAACACCTGGCGATGTGGCTACTTCCAGTCGCTGTGCGATCTGCGACTTTGCCCAATCAATCGCGCTTGGGCCGGTATATCCGGCGTCTGCTGCCTCTGCAATCCAGTTCTTCACAACAGGCGCGGCACTGTCGCCGGCTTGCGAATACGAACGCGCAACGTCTGGCAACTCCGCCAAATACAGCCCATGCCCGTAAGCCTGCGCTCCCTCGCCGGTGCCGATCTTGCTGCTGTCGAAGCGGTCGAACTTGTGCGGGCTGCCGTGCCACACCGTAGCCTGACTCGCCCCAGCAGGCCCGAGCGCTTGGTTGTATCGCTGAAACTGCTCGGCGTGCCGCTTGGCAAGAGCGACCGCCGCATCTTTGCCCTCGTTCACGCCTGCCGCGATCTGCGGGGCCTTGGCTGCTACGGCGAACGGCGCCAGCAGCGCCAGCGTGTCGCCAGTGACTTGAGCCGCCCCAGGTTGCACCGGAGCCGTCAACCCGCGTCGCGCCATCCACTCGCTGCCGCCAACGGCATCGGTCGGCACAGGAACGCCCACAGCACGCAACGCAGCGCCAATGATGTCCACAGGGCCCGACACGTTGCTCGCTGCCGTGTTGCTGGCCGACTGCACCAGATCACGCAGGAACTGCGGGCGCTTGCGCAGCGCTCGCGTGACGGCCATCGTGGCGCCGTCAGCCATGCAGCGCCTCGCAAGCTGCAGCCACCGGAGCCAGCCGCGTGTAGAGCCCAGGCGCGCGGGCCATAAGCACCGGCTCGGGCTGGATCACGCGGAAGCCGAACTTCGCGTACCAATCGACCAGCATCGCCTGACTGAGCGCGATGTCGTCGCCGTAGGGTCGCGGCCACAGGATCAGCGTGATGCCAGCTTCGTCGGCCTCGTCGCAGACCTCGCGCATCAGTGCGGTCGCGTGACCTTGCCGCTGGTCAGCAGCGGTAGTGTGAACCTTGGTGATCTCGCGGGTGCGGTCGCGCAGTCGCCTTGGCAGCGCCACGCTCACGCGGACTTGCAGCGATGCGGCCTCGTGCGAGCGCTGGCCGACGTTCACTTGACCACCAAGTCTTCGGGCCGACAGACGCTGAGAACGTGCCCGTCTCGGTGACCCTCAGGCGCACCGAACGGCCGGCCGTCCGCAGTAGTGACCTTCACGAACTCCTCGAATGGGCGTTCGCCAGGCCCGACGTACCGCAAGGCACGGCCGGCATTCGGACCCCGCCGAAACGTGTACAGCGTCTCACGGTCGAAACGCAGGACGGCCGGGATTTCCTGTGCAATCTCGATCATGGGCGCGAAGTGTACGCCCACTCACACCAAAGCCGCAACAAGTGAGCAAGCGCTCACTGTTTCACGTGGAACCTACCCCATCCAAGATCCGACGATGACAGGCTGCTTGCGCTCTTTCTTTACGTAGGTCTGCATCGGAACGTGCGTCAAGATCCACGAGTCCGCCCGGTCTGGCGACTTGCCTAGACGCTTCTTGTAGTCCTTCTTTGGCTCCATCAGCAACACGCCGTTTTTGTAGCCGTACCGATAGGACGAGATTTGAGACTTGAACTCAGGATCAGGAGCAATGCAACAGCCGCCGACCTTGAGGTAGTCTAAAGCCGCGCGCCAGAGCTTTGCCTTCAGGTTGTAGTTGCGGTCATCCTTCAACGTCGAACCAGTGTGAACACCGACCACGACAGACGCATACTTGCCGCGCTTCAGCACGTCATAGGCACTCACGCCTGGGCCGTCTAGCTCGATGGCGATCAGGCCGATGATCCCGCCAGCGTCTTCAAGCGTTCGGCACACTTCTTCGACCACGGCGGCCAGAGCCGGCCCGTCCAGCTTCTTGTGCGAGATAAAGGGAAGCGTCAACAGCCCGCGCCTGCGACTGATAACGCTTTCGTCGTCTCCCATGTGCGCAGCGTCCACTCCGATGCACCAAGGCCCATTGGCTTCAACGTCAGCCGGGCCGACCCGCTGCGCCGCTTCGATTAGCTCGCCGCTGATCCATGCGTCGTTAGTGCTGGCGTTGTAGTCAATGTCAACCTCTTGAGCCAACACCACCGGGTCTAGGTCGTTCTGCTGCTTCGCGTACCACTCCGCGCCCTTGCGTGGGTCGTCGCGCCAATGGAACGTGAACACCTTGACCTTACCGCCGTGCCGCTTGCGATAGAACGGGTTGCCGTTGCCGTTCGGAGTGCTTACGTCGATCTTGCAGTTCGAGGTCTGCGACAACGCGGCGTCTATCGAGTCAGGCCGCTCATAGAAGGCGGATTCGTCCTTGAAGTAGATCGACGTTCGGTTGCCGCGTCCGATGTTGTCTCCGGCCTCGCCAACGATCACCGACCCGTTTTCAGGATTGGTGAGCGTCATAAACGTTGCGTGCTTGCGCGAGTCCCAGCCTTTCGGCCTGAACTCCACCGGGAGCAAGCTGATAAAGCTGCGCGCCTTCCAAAACAACGACTTCGGGTCGTTCAGGTCGTCAACGTACTCTTCCTTGCGCGACCCAAAGCCTACAGCGGTGCCCGCATGAAAGAGCATCATCCACACAGCGAACGCCACGCAAAGCCACGACACGCCCATGTCGCGCGACTTCTCAGCTAGCCCGTCCTCTCGGCCCAGCCAACGATCACGCAGCCAGACGATGAACTCCGCTTGTTTCGGGAACAGCAGAAACGGCACCGTCGCAGGCAAGCCGATCTCGACGTTCCGGGGGTCGAACGTCATTCCCCAATCGGTGATGAACGCGACCGGATCGTCCTTGTATTTGGCTTTGACTCCCGCCAAAAGCTCCGGGCTTGCCCTCAGTCGCTCTAGCCTGGCTGCACGCTCACGGTACACCGCGCCATAGTCCGGCGCCCAGTCACTCACCCGACAGCATCCGCTTATAAGCCTCTTCCGGGCTTAGGTGAATGGTTGACTCGCTCTTGATCGCGCCACCGTTCGCGCCGGTCAACTCGGTCTGCACCTTGTCGCCGTAGCGCTTCGGGTTGTTGACCTTCGCCCGCCAGCGTAGGTGAATCGCCAGTTCCTTCGCCTTGGACAGCTCGAACTGATCGGCGGCGTTCTGGATGTGCTCCTGCGCCTCGCCCTCGAACGCCTGGGCCGACTGTTCCCGCGCACGCGCGCACGCCTGAGAACGTTCGGGATCTGCGTCGATCCAGAAGCACAGCGAGCCTAGCCCGACGTCTGCGGTCTTGGCTATCTCGCGGTAGCTCTTGCCATCGGCGATCCACTCAATGATGGTCTGCTCGCCGATTGCGTTCAGCTTGTCCTGAGCAGTTGGCGGATGCGCCATGTTAGTGCTCGCTCACCTGTCGTCCGAAGGCGTTCCGCAGTAGCTGCACACTGGCTCATGCGGAGCGCCGCAGTTCGGGCAGTTGCGGTCGTTGCTGTGCGATTGGCGGCGCTGCCCGCTTTCGCATTCCATAGCGCGCCGCGCCTTTGCGGCAATTTGCGCATTTGCTGATTGCCTGCGTGCGCGCTCAACCTCCTGCATCTGAAGAAGGTTCGCCAACAACAACGGGCCTGCAAGGCTATAGAACATGGCGCATTGTATCGGCTGGCGCGGGCTTGTGCTACTGGTGACGAATTGTCACCGGTTGGAGCTCAAGCGTAGGCTGTCCACTCGCTGGCGCCGTAAACGCGGATGCCTTGAACTTCGGCGTAATCCATGCGCGAGGCTTGGGCATAGCTGGCGATCTTGATAGAGTCGCGCTTGCCGTACAGAGACACGCGGTAGACCTTGGCCGGGCCGATGAAAGCATCGGGAGCCGGGACACTCTTGCCGGTGGCCCACTGCTGGCCGGGCTCGATCTGACCGGCGATCTTGCGGACCTCGACAGACTGCGTGCCGACCAGCTTAGTGACTTGGTAGTAGTCGATGTTGGTTTGATCGTAGCCCCACGAGGAGCGGAGCACGTCGCCGACAGCCAGGCCGATAGGCTGGGCGCGGTTTTGCGCCTTCTCAGCGTCGGCGGCAGCCTTGCGGTTGGCGCGGCTTGCGGCAGCGGCGAAGGCGCGGGCCACGTATTCGCGGCGGCTGGCCTCGGTCTTGAAGCTGGCGAAAAGCACCGGCTTTGCAGAGGCGCCGATGTAGGCCACGGCGCAGGGCTTGCCCTGTTCGCTTGTCCAGGTCCAGGCCACGCAGTCGCCGAGCTTGCTGGTGTGACGCTGCGCGAGGTTGCGGCGAGCGCTGGGGATCAGGGCGATGCGGGCGGCGTTGAGGGCTTCGGTCTTGGTCATGTCGTCTTTCCGGTGCGTTGTCGATGTCGAGAATGTACGCCCATCGTCGCCCCGTGTCTCTTCGGTTTTCGCTATCGCATCAGCGCTTTCGATGCAAACAATGTTGGCACAGACTGCGCTGCTTTGCGTACATTACTGGTCATTGGTTCTGCATGTCGCGGGGCCTGAACCGGAGAGACACCATGAATGCCACCTTCACCAAGACCCGCGACGCACAGCCGATGGGCCAGTACAAGCCGACTGCCGTTGACGTGGCCAAGGCTGCCGCCGATTTCCGCATCGTTGACGTGTCGTGCCGACTGAAGCGCATCGTCTGGCATGACGGCCGACAGCAGGACGTGGCGGCGCGCGAACTGACCAAGCTGCAAGCCGCGCACACCTGGGCGCCGGACTTCTGACATGACCCCCGCCACCCTAGCAGCCCTGCACCTGATCGAGCGTGGCTAATCCGCGCACAGTGGCGGCGCTTTGCGTCGCTCCAA